TTTATCCTGACTTAATTAAAAAACTTGATGCCGAAGGTATTGGTTATGGTATTAATACTACTGTAATTAAATGTAATAGTAGCGTGTTCACTAACTATAGACCTACTTATGGAAGTGCTGCTTATCAAACCCCTGAAACTCCTTGGGTTGTTTCTCAAATAAAGGGTAATTCCATTACTAGGTTGTTTAAATTTATCAGTATTTCTGATGGCGATGCAGCGAATCGGGAAATCAAAATTTCAATATCCAATATCAATCCAATTACTTTGGAGTTTGATGTTACTATCCGTGATTTTAATGATAACGACACAAATGTTAGTGTTTTAGAATCGTTTAGCAAATGTAGCTTAATCAAAGGTAACACTAATTATATTGCCCAACGTATAGGGACTTCTGATGGTGAATATGACCTGTTAAGTAAATATATTATGATTGAAATGGGTACTGATATTACCGAAGATTCGTTCCCAGCTGGTTTCGAAGGTTATAATTTTAACGATTATTCAGATTATGATGCAATAGCCCCTAAAATATTTTATAAAACAAGTTATAAAACAACCGAAAAAGTTAAAAAAACTTATTTGGGAATTTCTGAAAATGGTTATGATAGTGATGATGATAGTGTAGTTGGACAAAGTGTTTGCCAAAATATGTTTAATTTTAATGGATATGGTGGATATGTAAACAGTAAAGGTTTCCATATGGATTCTGGTGCAACTGGTACTTATAATACTTTCCAATTTGAAGTGGGTGCTGGTGAATTTAGGACTGTTGAAGATGCTGTTGATTCTACCAATCCTTATTATGATATCAATACTCGTAAATTTACTTTGGTCCCAGCTGGTGGTTTTGATGGATGGGATGTTAATAGGACTGAACGCACACATACTGATTTATACCGTTTAGGTGCTATTTATGATGGTGTATTGCCAACCGGGACTGCAAGTAACGATTACCAAGCATGGGAAACTGCAATCAATACTTTTTCAAATCCTGAAAGAGTAACTATTAATGTATTTGCTACCCCAGGTATCAACTGGGCTAATAATACAACTTTAGTTCAAAACACTATTGATATGATTGAAGAACAAAGAACCGATACTTTATATGTTATTGATTCTCCCGATTCAAGTGTTGAACCCACTATTAGTGATAAAGGTAGAAGTGATGTTATCGCTTGTGAAGATATTGTAGATTTACTTAGTACTACCGATATTGATAGTAGTTATGCTTGTACTTATTTCCCTTGGATTCAGATTAGGGATACACAAAATAACGTAAACCTTTATTTGCCCCCTACCGGAGAAGTTGTTAAAGCATTCGCTTATACAGACAATGTTAAATTCCCTTGGTTTGCCCCCGCTGGTTTAACCCGTGGTGTTACTGATGCAAGAAAATCTAAATATAAATTATCGTTGGAAGCTCGCGATGTTCTTTATGCCGGTAGGATTAATCCTTTAGCAGATTTTGCTGAAACAGGAACTGCAATTTTTGGCCAAAAAACTCTTCAGGTTAAAGAAAGTGCCCTTGATAGAATTAATGTTCGTAGATTATTATTGCGCGTTAAGGTTTTAATATCAAATATTGCAGTCAGACTTTTATTTGAACAAAACGATCAGGAAACTATTGATCAATTCATTTCAAAAGCAACCCCTATTCTTGACACCATCAAAAGAGAAAGAGGTTTATATGATTTCCAAATAAAAATGGATGATACAAACAACACTGCAGAGACTCGTGATAGAAACGAGCTTTATGGGGAATTATTTTTAAAACCAACTCGATCTGTCGAAAATATTGGCATTACGTTTACTATTACCCCTTCAGGTGCATCATTTTCTGATGTAGGTGCATAATATTTAAATTATCATAAAAAAGTCATTAACATTATGTTGGTGACTTTTTTCACTTTAAAGTATTTATTATAAAAAATAATAATTTTTAATATAAAAGCAAAATGGCAAAAAATTCAAAAATCGCTCCAGTTAAAAAGGTTGTTGAAACAAAAAAAGAAATAAAAACAAATAATAAACCAGAAGTTATTATTAATGATGGTATAAGTGAGGGTGTAAAAACTAATCTTCCTTGTGTAGATGGTGATCTCATTGGGGGTGATAGCAAAACTGTTAGTCCGGGGGTTGAAGGTGAACTTATTGGTGGCTACGCTAAAACTTCTGATCCTGCTGTGGAAGGTAATCTCATTGGAGATAGTAGCAAAATAGATGAACCTGTTATAATCAAATCGGCGACATTATATGATGAGGTTGAAAATATAACCGAATATGCATCACCCGGTGTAGAGGGTGAACTTATAGGAGGAGATGATAAAATCGATGAACCTATTATTAAAAATGTGACCCTTGAAGAAGAACCTGAAGATGATGAGGAAGAAATTAATGGGGATTTTGAGGAAAAACCTGAAATAAAAATCTCTGATTTAAATCCTAATCAAATGAGGTTTTATTTAAGAACTGGCATGTTACCTAAATAATTAAAGAAATTTTTCATTTTACATAGTATTTATAGTAAATGAATAATAAAAATAATTAGAAAATATTAATAATATACAATATGGCAGGCGAACTTATGCGCGGGATACCGATGCAGTATGAACCAAAGAGAGTAAATAGATTTTTTGCTCAATTTGATGATAGTTTAGGAATTGAAGTGTGGAAGGTTCAAAAATTTAAAAGACCTTCGATGAAGATAAATTCAGTTCCAATTAAATATATGAATGAACAGAATTATGTTCCAGGCCAATATTCGTGGGATGAGATGCAGATAACTTTAATAGATCCTATTGGTCCTTCAACTTCTCAACAAGTCATGGAGTGGGTTCGTTTGCACGCTGAATCCCTTACAGGGCGTATGGGCTATTCAGCGGGCCTAAAGAAGACCATTATATTAAAATCGCTAGATCCTACAGGAATTGAAGTTGAAAAATGGACTTTGGAACAATGTATGATTACTGCTGTTGATTTTGGAGAAAACTCACACGATGATGATGCTTTAACAAATATTACTCTTACAATACAACCTTATAGATGTATTCTTAATGTTTAATTTTTAACAACACAAACACAAAATAAGTTTATGTTTTAATCTTTACTTATTTTGTGTTTTTTTTTTATTGCAATATGAAAGAAGAAATTAAAAAATTTTTTATTGAAAATAACAAATCTGGGTGTAAATCGACTGAGTGGTGGTTATCTAAAAATAAACCAGAATTATATTTGAACATTCTTAATAATTCAAACGATAATTCAATATCCTTTCCAGAAAAAATTTTTCTATATATAAATGATGTTAAAGACGTTCCAAAATGTCCTCATTGTGGTAATAATGTTAAATATGCTGGTACTTTAAAAAAAGGATATGCTAAATATTGTAGTATTAGTTGTGTGAATAAATCTCAAGATCATAAAGATTTAATTAAAAAAAATTGTTATGAAAAATATGGGGTTGATAGCTATAATCAATTGGATTTTGTAAAAGAAAATAAAAGAAAATCTTTTATGTCTAAATATGGCGCAGATAGCCCTCTAAGATGTAAAGAATTTTTATTGAAAGCTAAAAATACAATGTTAAGTAATTATGGCACAACCAATCCAATGAAAATTGAACATGTAATTGAAAATAGAAAAAAACTTGTTGAAAATGGTACTGAATATAATATTATTACAATGCTTAATAAAATTAAAGATAATACTATTCAATTTATATCTCATGATCACAATAAAAATTTAGTTTTTTATTGTGATAAATGTAAAAATAATTTTACAATAAATTCAAGCATATTATCAGATAGAATAAGTAGACATAGCAAGATTTGTAATATTTATAACCCCCATAAATCATATTTAAGTGTTTCAAATATAATTATTGATGAATTATTACCTTACAATTTAAACATTATAATTAAAGATAAAAATATTCTAAACAATAAAGAAATAGATATTTATTTTCCAGATCAAAAAATAGGGATTGAATATAATGGACTTTTTTGGCATTCGGATCGATTTAAATCAAAAACTTACCATTTAGATAAAACAACTTTAGCTGAAAGTAAGGGGGTTCAGTTATTACATATTTTTGATAATGAATGGAATAAAAAAGAAGATATTGTCATGTCGTTAATTAAGTCAAAATTTAGCATATTTACTTATAATTATGATATTAAAGAGTGTGAGATGAAAGAAATTAATGATATTGAGGAAATAAAAACTTTTACAAACGATAATGATATTCAAGGCTTTATTAATGGTGATGTTTATTTAGGTTTATGTTATAAAAATAAATTAATTGCAACTACTATCATAAAAAGAACTAAAAATGAATCAGAATTTGAATTGCTAAGATTTACAACTAAACTTAATTATAACGTTAACGAAAGTTTAAACCACATTTAGATTTTTTTAATGATAAATATAATCCAACCTTATTGTTTGTTTTATTAAACAGAAGATTTTGTCAAGAGATTGAATATAAGAATATAGGATTTAAATTAATTAAACACACAAAACCAAAATCATTTTATACTCAAGGGGATAAAGTTATAACCAAAAAAAGAGCGATGGGATTAAAAGAAAAAATGCAATTAAAAGTTTATGATTGTGGTTATTCCAAAATGGAGTATAGATTTAAATAATTTCACCAATAATACTCTTCCAATCAATTATTTTCCCACAATAAGGACAATACTTAAACCTACTTAAATAACCTTTTCTATTATCAACTATTTGTTTTGCGGTTTGAGGTTCACCTTTAAGTAAACCATATTTTTTTAATTCAGGTTGAAAGTAAACAATTTTGTTTACTTCTTCTTTAAATGATGATTTATTAACTTCCTCACCACTTAGAAATCCTATAAAGCAGTCACAATTTGTATTATTTTTTTCCACGTAATTCTTCAAAATATTCGTTCCAATTAAGTTGAGATAATCGGGTATATTCTTTAACCGAATCAATTAATTCTTTTTCATCAAATCCTGAAGCAACAACAGATTCTTGAGTATAGTTAAAATTAACTGTTTCGTAATTCCGATTAATCCATTTTCCTTCATCATTTTTAGTGTTGCGATCAAACCCAACAATTAGAAACATTTTACCATTTTCCAAAGGTTTGCTTATTCGTGCAGTATCGCAAATAAGATATTTCTTGCATTTTTCAATTAAATCAGAGAAATCAAATTCTTTTGTGTTTTTCATATATAATTAATCGTTGTTGACCGACTAAAATGGTTAAGTTTATGAAGCATTATAAAAATTTTTCAATTTTAGTCGGTTAGTAGTGATAATTTTTATAATAAAATTTTTTAATAACTTTTCTTCCTACTTTTCTTCCACCAAGCAACCCTCGTTTCCAATCCCTGAAAATTGCTTTCCTTAAAGAAATATTAAATTTTTTGGTTTCTATTTCAACATTATCAAATTTAGCAACAAGTTCATTCCATTTTGCAATAGTTTTTGGATTTAAATTTGTTGCATCAATAATAACGTTATATCCTTCAGATAAAGCAGAAGTTATCATGTTTTTTTCAATAATCGTAACCAAACCTTCTCGATTCGGAATCCAATAAACCCCAAGCATGTTCCTGATAGAATCCCGATTAACCACAATCCATTCTTTTGAATTAGTTTTTATAAATTTTCTTGCCCATGTGGATTTTCCACTTCCGGGAATTCCAGATAATATCAATAATTTAAGCTTTTTCATTATATAATTTTTAAGATTTTAAATTGAATTTTTAAAAATAATCTCTATATATTAATAACAATCAATTGATTAGTTGTTATATATATATATATTATGCGCAACCATGCCCTACTACATTGTTACCAAACCAACGACTAACAAGAATAAACTCAACTCCCTTTGGTGCAGATTTTAGCTTACGTCTAAATGCCTTTACACTTCTACAACCTGCGTGGCTTCCGTAGTTGTGAGTTCCGTGTTGTAGATTTAATTCCCATTTATTAAGGTCATGATTATACCACCACCCATTTTCAAATGTAGTATAACCCGTAAATCTGTAATTTATTCTTGTTCGTTTCTTTGCTTCGTACTTTAATTTCATATTATCAAAATTGGCAGCGCATAACACGGTATATATGCCATGCGCCGATTAGTGTCGTGCTATTATTTAAGTTTATCGTGGGCGCACGTCACATATACCCACAGTTAGCGGTAATTATACATACCGATAAACTTTAAGCCTTTTTTTAGTTTATATTTTGCATTGCATCTTTTCAAATAATCTATTTCGTCTATTGAATGTTTATAAGAAATTATATTAATTTTTATTTTTTCATTACAAATATATAATTATTTTTTATCTAAAACAACACTTTTTTTCGTTTTTATTTATAACAAGATGTATAAGAAAGTTTGCTAACAAGCGGTGATACTCTATGCCGGACGTAGTTGTTTGCCAAAGTTTCCGCTGTTTATAAAGTACTATCATCTTTCTTTTTCTTCTTTTTTAATTTAATCTTTAAATAGTTAATCCTATTATTGACCGTAGTACTCGTTAAATTAAATTCATTACCTATTTCGCTACTCTTATAACCATCAAAATACTTCATTTTTAATAAAGAAAAATCTAAAGGGGAAACTTGGGTTGAAATATATCTAATATTATCATTGTTTTCAAAATCATTTGTGGATGAAATATTTGTGAAAGTGTTGTAATTGTTAATATTGAAAGTTGCCGATGTATTATTATACTCACATTCGTCCAAATTTAAAAAATCGGGCATTAAAGAATTACTTTTCCAAATATCAATCATATGATTCTTTACAATATTAAAAACCCAAGTTTTAAATTTGCTTTTAGTTGGATCATATGATTTTAAATTTAAAAAAACCTTTATCAATATTTCTGACACATAATCATCAACATCAATTGATTTAGGATATTTACACTTCAATAAATTCCTAATGATTTTATCGTATTTAAAATATAATTCATTTTGGGCTATTTTATTTTCTTTAAGAATTTCTTCTATTAAAGCATCGTCCATAGAATATTTATAATTATTATTAGAAAAAAATATCTTTTTATTACTTGCTCAGTATTTATCTTTATAAATTACTTTTTTTATGACCCAACAAAATTATATTAAATTATCCGAATATGC